ACCTGCTGCTTAAGGGGCGCGCCGAAGTCGAAAAGTTGCTTGCCGCGCAAAAGGCATACAGTCAGGCGGACGCAGACGCAGCACGCAAGGCGGCTGAAAACTGGGAACAGGTCAAAGTCGAAATTGCGCGCACCACGCAAGAACTGGTGATTAAGCTGCTTCCGACGCTTGAGAAGCTGGCCAAGTCGATGGAGCGCTTCGCGGAGGTCGCTGTTCCCGTTCTAACCATTGTGGTGGATAAGTTTGTAAAGCTAGACGAAGCCACCAACGGCTGGGCCACTACGCTCGGCTTGGCGCTGGTCACCCTGCGCTTGCTCACCGGGCCTGGCATTCTGGGCGACATGGGCAAGCTTTCTGCAGGTATCCGTAAGCTTGGGGCTGTCGGCGTCGCTGGCGCTGTTGGCTACGCTGCTGGCGGGGAAATTTACGAAAGACTGCCGCTCGGCGCGCAAGAAACCATTGGCGAATCCATAGCTAAAGCGCTGGCGTTCTTTGGCAACGAAGAAGCCGCGCGCTCGGTCGCAATCAGCAACGGCCAACCAATCCCCATGGGGGCACCGGCACCAATCCAGCAAGGCACCGGTCGCACGCGGGCCGAAAGGAACAACAATCCCGGAAACTTGGAATACAGCCCAAACAATGACTGGGTAGGTAAACTGTCTAGGGACAAGTCAATAGAAAAACGCTTCGAGCGCTTCCAGACTGCCGCCCACGGCGTGAGAGCGCTTGCAGTTCTACTACAAAACTACGGTAAATCAGGAATAAACTCTATTGAGGGGATAGTTTCAAAATTTGCCCCAAAAAACGAAAACAACACTCAAGCCTACATTGCGGCTCTTTCTAAACGCCTGGGAGTTGGCGGCTCTGATCAGCTTGATCTATCCGACTCAAACACCCTTGCGCAGCTTGTGCGCGGCATTAGCACGCATGAGGCTGGCAGCAATTACTTGAGCGATCAAGACGTTATGAGCGGGCTGCAAATGGCCGGCGTTCGCGGAAGTGCCCAAGGTGGTAATAACGTGTCGATTGCAGAGGTCAAGGTTTATACTCAAGCTACCGATGCCAATGGGATTGCCCGAGACATGAATGCAGCACTACTTCGCCAAGCTGACGCAGGTATGCGCTGATGGCTTCTATTCCTGGAGTCCCTAACCTGCTGCGCAACACGCCGCGCGCAATCGTGATCACCCTCATCGGAAACGCGATTAACTCCCTGTGGAATTTCCTGTTTCCGGGGCCGCAATGGGGCGTATTCCTGCCAGGCTCAGCAGATCCCGCCGTAGCAGTAAGCAGCGTCGTCGAATTGGGCGCCTCGGGCCGATCCATTGTGTCTGACTACCCGCTGCAATCAGGCAGCTTCACCAGCTACAACAAGGTGCAGACGCCTGACCTGTACGGCATCCGCCTGACCAGCGACGGAGACGAACAATCGCGCGCCATATTCATGAGCTGGCTGGAAACGAACAAAAACCAGACCACGCTATTCGACATTGTTTGCCCCGAGCGCCGCTGGCCTAATGCGACTCTGACCGATTATCGAATCGTGCGCACGTCCACCTCGGGCGCGTCAATGATTACGGTCGATTGCGTTTTCCAACAAATACGCGACTTGCCAGCGACCTACAGTCGCAACAACATTGCCGATCCTCAAAACGAGCCAAAGGCACCAACTGCGCGAGTCAACGTGTCGCTTCTTCCGCCTGAGTCCGCAGGAGGGCCGGTATCATGGTAGTAACAGTGCCTTTGCGGGCCATCCCGTCGCAGTCGGTCAACGTGATCCTAGCCGGCCAGCCCTGCATCATTGACCTGCGTGACACTGGCGGACGGCAATACCTAAGCTTGAGCTTGAATGGCACGGTTATTTGCCGAAACGTGCTGGTAGTAAACCGTTCAGCTATCGTGCGCGCCGCTTACACCGGCTTTGTTGGTGATCTGGCTGCAGTAGACACGCAAGACGACGAAGCGCCCGACTATACAGGATGGGGGACCCGATGGTTTCTAGCTTTCAACGACGCCGCATAAGAGTAACTTTCCAAATTGCTACGGGGACTTTCCTGCGCGAAGGCGATCCCGATACCGTGGTTCTTGAGGATTACCGCACATCGGTGGACATAGATGCGCCTGGCGGCTATGAGTTTTCCGTGTGCCGCCTGAGAATGTACGGGATTGAGCAGCAAACTATGGACAGGCTTTCAATAATTGGATACTTCCCGCTTGGCTATATGGCCAATTCTTTGCGGGTAGAAGCAACTGACAACCAAGGGGTTTTTTCTACAATTTGGCTTGGACAAATTTATTCGGCTCAGCCTGATTATACTGGCGCCCCGGACGTCGCGTTTGTGGTTGAAGCCCGCGCCGGCCTGATTGGCTCGCTGGCCCCTACTGGCGCCACGTCATTCCCCGGCGCGCAAAAGGTCAGCTTGATGATGGGTCAGCTTGCCTCAGAGCTTGGCCTGACTTTGGAGAACAACGGCGTAGAGTCCACCCTGACAGACCAATACCTGTCAGGCACCGCTTCGCAAAAAATCCAGCGCATCGCCGACGCCGCCCGCATCCAGTTTTGGTATGTGCCCGAGCAAGGGGTTTTGGCCATTGCCCCGCAAGGCGTTGCGCGCCAGGGCGACCCGATCAGCTACAACTTTACCAACGGGCTTGTTGGCTGGCCGACCAAGACGCATGTTGGCGTGATGTTCACCGCGCTGTTTAACCCGGCGATATTCCACGGCTCGCGCATCCTTCTAGAGTCGGATGTTTCCGCCTGTAATGGCGAGTGGTACATTGTGAGCATGTCGCACCGCTTGGACGGGGAAACCCCACGCGGCGCATGGTTTACACATTTTGTCGCAACACCGCAAAACACCACAATCCTTCGGCGGTAATCAGGGCAGGCGATGACGACCGACACCACGCAATATTACGGGCAGACAGACCCAAGCACCGGGCAAGGTGATTGGAACCGTCAGCGTTTCTTGATTCAGCAGCAGATGCTGAACCTCAACACGTCCATGCCTGTGCAGGTCATTTCCGTGCAAGCAACAGGCGTGGCGCCGGTAGGATTCGTAAATATTCAGGTCATGGCCAGCCAAGTGACCGGAGACGACCGCACTGTTGACCATGGCGTTATCCCAAACGTGCCTTACTTCCGGCTGCAGGGAGGCACTGATGCCGTAATAATCGATCCCAAGGCGGGCGACATTGGTATTGCCTGCTTCTGCAGTCGGGATATAAGCGCCGTCAAGAATGCGCGAAAGCTGGCACCACCCGGAAGTCGCAGGGCATACGATTTCAGCGATGCCATGTATATGGGCGGCTTCCTGAACGGCACGCCTACTCAGTACATTCATTTCACGCCGGAAGGCATTATCTGCGTCAGCCCTACGGCTTTTAAAGTCGAGGCGCCGCTAGCCCGCGTTGACGCCGACATAGCGCAGGTAAACGCCGGCACCGTCCAGCTGGGCGACCTTGAAGCCGCCGTGTATCGCTTGGTCGACGAACGCATGATTGCCCTGTTTAACGAGCACACGCACGGACTTGGGCCGCCGCCCGATCAAGAAATGGGCCTAGGCCAAATAACCACGCATACGGTGGCGAACTGATGAGTACCCTATACCTTGACCCGGATACCTGGGATTTGACCCTAGACGCGACTCGCAGCATTGCCCTGGCCACTGCGCCCTATGAGCAAGCTCAGTCAGTGGCGAACGCTTGCCGGCTGTGGCGTGGTGAAGCGCCGTTTAACACTGATCGCGGCATTCCGTATGAAACACAGGTGCTTGGCCAGCTTCCACCACAACGTCAATTGGCCGGATGGTTTGAAGACGAAGCGTTGACCGTGCCAAAAGTTCAAAGCGCTACAGCAGTGCTACAATTTGCCAATCGCGCCCTTACCGGGCAAATCCAATGCACGCTTGATGACGGTACGGTGGTGCCCCTGAATGTCTAGTAACGTACCTGCCCTGCAGATCACTCCGACTGGTGTTGTTGCGCCTGATGCCGTGACGATCCGCGACGGTGTTTTGGCTGATGAAAACATAGCGTTTGGCGGAGACCTTGATATCGTCACGCCGTCTACGCCGCAAGCGTTCCTGGCCGATCAGCTCACCACGAACATTCGCGACTCCAATGCGGCAATCGCCTATTACGTCAGCCAGGTTGACCCGGCCACGGCTGAGGGTCGGATGCAGGACGCGATTGCCCGCATTTACTTCTTGGACCGCAACGGCGCAACGGCCAGCGTTGTGCAAGCGCTGTGCACCGGCCAGCCTGGCGCAACCTTGAATGCCGGCGCATTGGCTCAGGACGACGCCGGCAACTTGTGGGCTTCCTCTGGCGCTGTGACCTTTGGCGGCGGCGGCACTGCTGCCGTGCAATTCGTTTGCCAAACGCTCGGCCCGATTGAGCTGGGCATTGGCGAACTTACCAAGATTGCTCAGACGTCGCCCGGCTGGGATGCTATCACCAACTTGGGCGCGGCCACTGTCGGCACCAACACCGAAACGCGCGCAAACTTTGAAAACCGCCGTCAAGAAAGCGTTGCCATCAATGCGCGCGGTACGCCTCCCGCAATTCGGGCCGCAGTATTTGCCGTGCCTGGCGTGTTGGATGTGTTTGTTTACGACAACTTCACCAACGCAGTTTTGCCGTATGGTTCGACCAACTACCCGCTGGCGCCGCACAGCGTTTACGTTGGCGTAATTGGCGGCGACGACCAGGCCGTCGCTGACGCTATCTGGAGCCGCAAAGATCTTGGCTGCGACATGAACGGCAACACATCCGTAGTGGTGGACGACACCGATGGTTACAGCTACCCCTACCCGTCCTACACCATGAAATTTGAGCGCCCCGCATCGTTGCCGATCAAGTTCGCCGTGCAATTAGCCAACAACGCATCGCTGCCTTCAAACATCATTGATTTGACCAAGGCCGCAATCATGGCCACGTTTACCGGAGCCAACGGCGCTCAGCGGGCGCGCATGGGCGGTATCATTTTTGCGTCCAACTATTACGCAGCCGTTGCCAATATCGGCGCCACTGTATCCATCATCCAAATCAAAATTGGCACCGTTACCGCCACGCTTGACCAAGTGTCTATTGGCATCGATCAAGCGCCCACCGTGGACATGGACGACATTACGGTGACGCTGGTATGAGGCAGTATTCGGCGTCACCTGTGATTCAAAAGCTGGTGACAGACCGCGCCAGCTATTTCCCCAATGACTGGCAAGACCAGTTTTATAACGTGGTGTGGAACGTCGACACCGCGCAAGGCTTTGGCCTTGACGTGTGGGGCCGCATAGTCGTTATCGGGCGAAACATCCAAGTGCCTGTTAACGATTATTTCGGATTTAGCGGAACCCCGCAGACCTGGGGGGCTTTCGGCGAAGAAAGTTTTTTTACCGGCCCTGCTGCCACATCGACATACACCCTCGCAGATCCGGCTTATCGCGTGCTGATCTTGGCCAAAGCGCTGTCGAATATCGCGCGCGTCGACGCCAAGTCGCTTAACAAAGTGCTGCAGCAGTTGTTCCCCGATCGCGGCCGCGCGTGGGCGAACGATCTTGGCAGCATGACCATGAGCGTTACTTTTGAGTTTGCGCTTGAGCCATGGGAGTTTGCCGTACTTACAAACGGCGGCGTATTTCCGCGCCCGGCCGGAGTTGGTGTTAAACTCGCACAAATACCCGTTGACACATTCGGCTTTGCCGAGGCTGGAGACGCAGAGCCTTTCAATCAAGGCACATTCCTAAACCTGGGAGCCGTATCAGATGCCAATTAGCGCGCCAGACAAGATCATTACACCGTGGGCCACTTCCGGGCTTAAAGCAACTATTCCCGAAACGGCAGACCCGGTACTGGGACGCGCTGGTTTCGATCAGGGTTTCCCGGCTATCAACATGACGCCGAAAACGGCTGGTGGCATTCCACCGTTCGGCCAGGACTTCAACGGCATTTTATTTGATGTAACCCAAGCGCTGCAGTTTATGCAGGCTGGCGGAACTTTCCCGTATGACAGCACTTGGGCTACCGCAGTCGGCGGCTACCCTGTTGGCGCGCTGGTAAGCCGAACTGACAATCAAGGGCTGTGGCGCAACACAGTTGCAAACAATTTGACCGACCCCGAGTCTGGCGGCGCTGGCTGGCAGCCAGAAGGCAGCGGCTCTACCGCAGTAACCATGACTAGCAGCAATGTAACCCTGACTCCGCTGCAAGCTGCCAGAGAGATTCTTGTAATCACAGGAGCCTTGACAGCAAATCTGCAATTGATTGTTCCGGCTTATGTCAAACAATGGCTGGTTATTAATGCCACGTCTGGCGCATTCACAATTACTTGCAAAACCGCATCGGGTAGCGGTGTTTTCGCCAATCAAGGTGGAAGCACTCAAATATACGGCGACGGCACAAATATTGGGTTTTCTTCTGCTCAATCAGAGTCTGGCATCGTTGGCGAGGTCAAGCCTATCGCTGCCCTTACGGCGCCGTCAAAATACTTGAAGTGCAACGGTGCGGCGTATTCGCGAGCGCTTTACCCTGAACTATTTCAAGTTTTGGTTACTGACGCCGGATTCACTTCGCAGACTTTCACCGTAAACATCGCCTCGCCTGCCGTGTTTACTAAATCAGCGCACGGCTTTACTGGCGGGGAGCGACTTCGTCTTAGCACTACCGGCGCACTCCCAACCGGGCTAAACACGACTACCGATTATTTTGTGGACCCGCTAGACGCCAACACTTTCCGCCTGATGACTGCCGTTGTTGGTGGCATCCGTATCACCACTACCGGTGGGCAATCTGGAACCCACAGCTACCTGCAAAGCTGGTTTGGTCTGGGCAACGGCAGTACAACCTTTAACGTACCTGACGAGCGCGCAAACGTATTGCGAGGCCTTGACGAAGGTCGCGGGCAAGATACTGGTCGCTCCATGGGCACGCAACAGCGAGGCACGATTGCAGCGGCAGACTTGCCGGCGGGCAATTCAGGCATTACCAGCAACTCGCCGATCGCGCACAGCCAGATAATCGCCAACCAGTACGGGCAAGACCTCGGCACAGACGCAGATTGGTCTGCATTCGGGAATCAGGTTGTTTTGTCTAGTGGCCTTACGCCAATGGTTCCAGCCTCAAGCGATTATTTGCTTGGCCGAAACCGTATGCAAAACGGCGCATACCCTTTCTATATTCGATACGAGGCATAATCTATGCAAGTATTTCAAACAGATGCCCTTGGCTACCTTGTCGGCATGGCCACGGCAGAAGAAAGCCCGCGTGACCCAGGTGTGTTCGCTATTCCGGCTGGCTGCGTAAAGCAAGCGCCGCCGAAGACCAAAGAAGGCGAGCGCCCCCGCATGGTGGATGGTAAGTGGACGGTCGAAAAGATCGTCACGCCTGAGCCGGTAAAGCCTACGCGCGAGCAGATCAGTACGGCGCGCCGAATCGCTTACGCAAACCCGGTTTCGGGTAGTGACCGCTTTTTAACAGAAGCGGCAGCTGAGCGCTTGGACGGCAACGAATCCGCAGCAAAGGAATCAGAAGTAAAATGCGTAGCCCGCCGCGCAGAGATTGCAGCGTCTCTGCCATGGCCCGAGGAAGAATGAATGCAAATCGAAGTTAGCGGTGCCACGAAGTTTGGCAGCCTTACGCTAGGCGGTGGGCTGGCGGCGGCCTTCGACAA